GTGCAACTCCCTACGCGCTGCTCCTTTTTGTCTCATAAGTGTTGACAGATACACGCGGCTCTTCCAAAGCTGAGTAGTCGGAGCAATACCGACATGGGATACCATGCAGTCCACACGCCCTAACTAAGGGGAAGTTATGCTTGTAGTCTTAGCTATACAAGCTGTGGCAGCATTTAATGGGCGGGTTGGTACTAGTGTCCCGTTATACTTGGTCGCAACGATGTATAACGTAATGGGTGCGACTCCCAGCTTCGTCCTCCATTTGAAAGTGGGTTGGCTTAGAGGCAGCAATTCCTTAAAAAGTGAGACTAGGTGCCGTTTCTCGTCCATACTTGAGCGGAACAACACCGAAACTAACCGGCACCCCGTAACTGGTAAGGCTTGGTTTCTCTTTGGCGTAAAAGCAAGCTTTCAAATTTTTTTACTAATCTGTTTGCTGCGGGCAATTATAGCTTGCTGAGTCCTACGGAGAGGTAATTTAGGCGCATAGTGAAGCAGACATCACATCACTCTACGAAAGTGAAATCTCGGGCGCGAATCCCGATGTGCCTACCATTTTTGTGTAATAGAGAATATGACACATCAATATTGCCCAACCTGCGGACACAAAGGAAAACATAAAAAGCACGAAGATAAGTGCCAGTATTGCGGCAACCCAATGATTATTGGAACGCCCGTCACACTTTCAGCGTTACCTACACCCGCTATTTCTCCTTCCGCTGGTAATTGCCCCGGTCCCTCGACTGGAATGCCAGCAGCGCCAGCAGGATTAGCTGGTCCTATTACTTAATTTAATGCCGTTGTTCCTAAGAGGAAGCCGAGTTTTGTAAACTTGTCTAGCGGGCGCAATACCCGACAGCGGCTCCATGAAGTCTTCGCTAAGGCTCCGAAAGGATGTTCCGATTTGAAATATTACTTAGCGTGGTGGACAAGATTCGGTAATGTAGGTTCGACTCCTACGATTTCTACTTTAGCCCATGTACGCCAAGAGAGAGCGCACAAGCTTAGAACTTGTGGGACCGAGTGCGATGCTCGGCATGGGCACCAATCCTGAAATGGCGCAGTAGCGAGACGCGATGCACTTAAAACGCATTACCCTAGCGGTAAACATCGTGGGTGCAATCCCCACTTTCAGGACCATTTTCCGGTTGTGGCGCAGCAGCGAGACGCGAGGCACTCAAAACGCCTTACCTTTATGGTAAACAACGTGAGTGCGAATCTCACCTACCGGACCATATGAAAAATAAAGAAGTGGTGGAATTCGTTCGTAATGCTATTAAATCATGGAACGAAAAAGAACTAACCGCCGAAGCAGCATTGTTTGCTATTAGTTCTGTTGTTAATCCTGTTGAAATGACGCGAAAAGACATCGAAAAAGTCCGTCAAATCTACAAAAAAATAGCTTGATTCATACGTCAAGTGGTGCAAAATGAATCCATGATTAGATTTACTAGACAACAAATTGTAGATTTTATAACTAAAGAAGAAATGGGGATGTCTTCAATTTTTATTCACGACAAAAATCGTGCCGAGATTAGTTTTGTTGACGGTTCATTTGATTCGTGTGAAATTGTAGAGGGAACGGAATTGAGTGCAAACGACCTTTCGAAGTACGTTATGAACGACTGGTCATGGAAAATTGTTTACGGTGCGGAAAACGATTCCGCACTAAACAAGAACGCCCTTGGCATGATAGGGGTTCCGAAGTAAAAGAATTCAGTAACTAGGCAACCTTTTAGTGTAAAGAAGATATATGCGACCAAACACTGACCAAATAATCGACCTTTCCGATTTAATCGTTGAACATCAGATTTCTAACGGTCAACTTCCTCGTAAGAGCGCCTTTGGACACGACTCTCCTCCAGAAGGATACCCAAAGAACAAGTCTCAATACGCAGACCCCGCAAATTTCAAGTATCCGATTGATAACGCTGAACGAGTGCGAGCAGCATGGAGTTATATTAACAAAGATAAGAATGCTAGCGAATACTCTTCATCTGACCTAGGGAAGGTTAAGTCTCGTATCAAGAAGGCGGGTCGGAAGTACGGTATCACATTTACCGAATAATTTTTAGGGAACGAACGCAGCCGTAAAGGTATCGCTAGTCCAAACCGAAAACAAACCAGTGTCCATGAGCGTGAAGATTGCGCAGAAGAGACCGACGTTTAAGTAGGTAGCATTAGTTGCGTTCGTTTTCCCATTTTTGGATGATGAACCGAAGCAGCCTTCGGACTCGCCTTGAAAGCGATGGGAGCCAGCAATGGCTTTGGGAGCGACACCTACGTTATCCGCCAATTGGATAGTTAACTCGTCAAGGCGCGAGGTTGGTTTCGAAAACCAAACGAACCTCTAAAACAGGTTTGGCGTGCAAATCGTCAGCTATCCTCCATTTGGTGAGTAAATCCATTAAGTATGGACGCTAGCTGGAAACTAGCTGGAGCCTCTAAAACAGGCTTGGGATGCGAGTTCTCTGCTCACCGCCATTTGGTTCGTGTCTTCAACAAGTGTTGAACACTGTTTGCTAAACAGTTGATACCTGAAATACGGTATAGGGAGCGTTACCTTCTCGAACCGCCATTTCTTTTTAGTTGACGAATGATTCAAGTCTTCCTAATATCAGGATATGCCTACATCATTATCTGACATCGAAGCCCTTAAAACATTTTCAACCTTTCAACGTGTAAAGGTCAAGCGCGAAGACCTTTTAAAAGCTCTTCTTGATAATAAGAAAGCGCACGACGACTTACTTGCAAATGCCCTTAAAGGATACTATAAGAGCGTAAAGAAGACTCTTTCAGAGCGTATCAAGACAGTATTACCTCTTGTTAAGGAAGAGCTACAAACTACCCTCGAAAGTGTAACAAACTTAGAAGAGAGCGTTAAACCCGTAGTCTTTAGTTCCAAACAACAGTACGCTTTGTTTAATTTTAACATTCCATTTCCAGAAAGCCACGAAGACGACTACAACCGCGCAATTCAAATGGTTAAATTAAGCGCAAACGACCTATTTGAATTATCGGAAGACGATTTTTCGAAGTTCGTTATGAACGACTGGTCATGGAAGAACGAGTTTTTGTCCACGAGTCAAATGTATTGTAGCGGCATGTCGGTGGCTACAGGAATTGCAAATTTCAGTAAGAAGTCATAATGTTCGACCTCGATACTCTAAATCAGGCTATGGTAGGTTATCGCAAAGCCTTTAAGTGCGACCCTGTAGCAATGGTATTAGGTCCAGAAAACTACGCTAGATTAACCAATGTTTGTTGGAGTCCTTCTCCAATAAAAGAAAAACGTCCGAACTGGTATGAAGATAGCTTAACAAGATTTCAAAAACTGATAAGGTATGATGTCTTTTTCTTAGATAATATTTGTTTAAGAATACTTCATACCGACGAGCCTAACCATTTTGAATTAAAATAATGTTAAATCCTGACACCCTTAACCAAACTATGGACAATATTTTTGGCGTCCGTCAAATGTGGAAGGGTAAATATCCTTTGTCGTACTGTGAATTGTGCGAGACAGTTTGTATAAAGTGTCCAGCATGTAAGAACGTTTCCTGCAACGGCGGCGGATGCGATGAATGTATGAAGGATTATCCTGAATGGTCTGAAACCAAACACCATTACGAATCGTATCTTACCACTGAGGAAAACAAGGCTGTATCTAAAGTACGATTCTTAAAAAGATACATTCAAGCTTCTCTGGCGGCTGGATTTTCTGAAATCAACTGGCAATACCTTCACGAAAACGGCAAACTCTGCGGAAGCGCATATAGTTTGTTTGAAGAATTAAAGGGATTTGACCCAAATTAGTTGACGTGACCATTAATCAATGTAGAATCTACATATGAAATGGCACAAGTCTCTGATTGGAAATTTTGTCGATACTAAAGTTCGAGAGTTTGAATTTGATAATACCGCTGTATTAGTTACAAAGTGGTACGACTTCGATAAAGCCATCGAAGAATTAGAAGGTCTTCATTTCTTTTGGTTCAAACATACTAACTCTCCATATACCGACCGAGAAGCAGTAGTTATTTACTTTGTTAGAGTCGATACTAGAGAAGAAGGCGATGGAGTAATTGGGATGGTAAAAGAACTATCTTACTTTACTTACGCTAGATTTTACGAAGGTGAAAGTGCTATTAAAGCATTAAAAAATTTTACGGAAAAGGTCTAGGCCGTCGATGCCGGTTTCCGAATCGCTGAGACTTACTGCACATAGGTCAAGAAACCATAGAGGCGGGAAGAGGGCAGCATCCCTCGGGTATGGAGCCGAATTCGAATATCAAGAAAGCGCGATTCTCCGTAAATTTTATCCGTATAGTGTAACAGATAGCACAAAAGTTTCCTAAACTTTTAGTCGGGGCGCGATTCCCCGTATGGATACCAAATACTGCGGATTGTTGTAATAGTAGCAACCTTCTCTCTGAAAGAAGTAGAATTGGCGCGAAACCAATATCCGCATCCAAAAACGCGCCCTCACAATGCTGAAACGCAGTGTAAATCGAGGCGTGGTAAAATATCGAATTTAGGCGCGTGGTGAAGCAGAAATCATACCGAGCTTCTAACTCGTGAGTCGAGGGCGCGAATCCCTCCGTGCCTACCATATGAAATTAAAGAAACTTGAAAAACAGCGCAAATACCTTGAGGACAATATCGCAAGGTTTGAGAAAGCTATTCAGGATAAATTGTCTTCTAAATCGAACGGTGATGCAGAACTAGATGTATCTGCGTGTTATCGCAAGATAGATGAGTGGAGAAAAGAACTTGATAGCCTTCCCAAACTAGTGTAAAAGTTAGTAAGAAAGGTGGTGATTATTATGTTAAGTTGGGCACTCACATTCTTGATTATAGCTTTGTTAGCTGGACTTCTAGGACTCGTAGGAATCGCTGGAGCCGCAGCATCAATTGCAAAACTGTTGTTCGTAGTGTTTTTGGTATTGTTCCTAGTATCATTGGTAGTAGGTAGAGGACCAAGAATTTAATTTTAACCGTGCGTATGGCAATGGGGCGCACTTGCCGATAAAGCATAAATAGTGATGCGCTCGTTTCGTAAACGAGATAATGTTGGATGCAAGTTCCCATATCGGCTCCATTTTAAAACTAACACCTTGAAGTAGAATCATGTTCTCATGTTTTTTAGCGTAGTGTAATAATGCCTATCTACACATATGAGTACCATAATGAAGGCTTTTATAAGAAAACGGGAAATAGAGCCCCAATCTTATACTACTTATATTGAGAAAGAACGCAAAGAGTGGCACTCTCTGTTACGTCGCGTTCAAAATATCTTTCCTATTCAGGAAGATTCTTTTTTAAATTCATATAGCAGTGTTGGCATAAAAAATGGATAATACTGAAAATAGAGCGTAGAATGCATTGAATACCCAATCATATGTCACTACCTCTAACACAAAAAGTACAAGGCTTCCTAAGTGAAGTCAAGAGCGCAGCACACTCGTTAGCGCTAGAACTCGAAAAGCTCGAACAAGAAGTCATTCACCAGCGTACTCGGTATGAAGCTGTTAAGAATGAGCCTACCGCTCCCAAAGAAACGTTTATTCAAGAATTGGAAGCTGAGTTCGAGAAACTAAAGAAACAAGCCTCGTTGCCCGCAGCAACTAAAATTGGAGCAGCACCAAACATCCTTCAAGAACAAGCTTTATTGTCCCTTAATGGTGCAGAAGCTACTTCGCCACCCGAAGTAATTGCTTTAGTAGAAGCGCGTAATAAGCAGACAGCGGAAACAATTAATCAGCCATCAGGAGTAGCTCCCGTTTCTATACCTAGCGGTGTAAACAACGGGTAAACAATTTGCGGCTATAGCCGCCCATGAACTTAGAGTGCAACAGATACAGCGTCCTATAGATATGACGCTTATTCGGTGAGATAAGTAGGTTATTGATTTAACTGAACGAGCCGAAACAGTGCGATGGCAACGTAAAGCTGTCCTTTCACTCTAAGTTCTATTTTTAATTTATGAATAATCCCGAAGAACAAGTACGTAACGCCATAGAATCCCTTAACGCTGCATTCAAAGCGGACCCCAAAGCAATTTGGACATTATTTAATGTCTATACCACCTGCAATGAAGACCTTGCTAATCACCCCACTATTCAAGTAATAACCCAAGATGTCGATGGTAAGGAAGAATATACATTGGGTTTAATTGGATTAATTAATGGTGTCATAGAGGCGGCTTTAGGCCATCGTATTTGTATTATGACTTCTGAACCTAATGAAGAAGGTCAGCGTCAACTTATGGGTTTCGACATTTATAAACCTGAATCAGAAGACGTAGCTACAAAAAACGAAGACGAAAAATCTTCGGTGTTTGACGATAGCTCATTTATAGAAAAGTAATAAAATTCAAATTTCTTAGTGGTATAAGTGTAAAAGTTGGTATGCGCTTGACCATTTTGAAATCCCTACGCCACACTCTTCTTGAAAGTGGCCCAGCGTGCGTACAATTAATTTACGCGCTACGTACGATTATGTGGGGGATACAACTCCTATTCGGAGTCCTCGTACCCAACCCTACATTAAATTTCTTATCTCAAGGAGTTTGGCCTTTTTGCTTTTTAATTTTAGGGTTTCTTGGTCTAATCTCTGTTCTTATTGAGAGCTTTTGGGCAAGCTTTTATTTTGCTGCTTTAAATGTTTTTCTTTATGGGTATCTAGGTTTTACTCATGTCGCGTCAGGTCAATACATGGACGCTACAAACTTCTTATTTGAAATGTTCGTAGTTTGTTGGTTAACATTTCGAATACCATACGATAAGATGCTTTTAAGATAATATGTTGCATATTAATATTTTAGCAGAAGCAGCTTCTAGCCTTTCGGAATCGGCGCGGCAATCAAATCCCGAGGATTGGCATACATTTGCATATTCAGCCGTAACAGCTATTGTTACTGTAATTGGTAGTTTATTAGTTAGCCGTAAGAAACAACGCGTCGATGATTTCTCTGCGTTTATGAAAGAAAGTTCTGACTATCGTGAGGAAATAAGGCATGAACTTGAGCGTAAAGAAGATGAATATAAAAATGAGATTGAAAAACATCGTACACTCATTGCTGAAAAAGAAAAGATGCTAGAGCGTCTTCGTAAAGAGAACGAGGAGTATCTCGTTCATTACAAGTTTTTAGCTGATTATATGCCCCAAATTGTTTGGACAGCTAGCCCCTCTGGAGATATTGATTACTGTAATCAAAGATGGTTTGACTATACTGGTATTAATGTTGACCAAGCTCGCGGCGACGGATGGGTTAAAGCTGTTTATCCTGATGATGTTCCTAAGATTACTTCGGAATGGAGAAACTCAATCAGTAAAGGTCTTCCTTTTGATACTGTTACGAGGTTTAAAAAAGTTTCAGATGGAGAATATCGTTGGTTTTTAATAAGAGTATTGCCAAGATTCGATAGTCAAGGTAGAATAGTACAATGGATAGGTACTTCAACAGACATTAATGAAGTCTATTCCCAAAAAGCTAATGAGCACAAAACTGTATAATATCTTTGTAAAAAGTCCGTATTACTCTCTAAGAGCTTTTTATACGATTAAAATGTTGCTTTTGAGCATTGGTATTTTATTTTTTCATCTTAGATTCTATGGGGACAACCCAATAGCTTTGATGCTTAATGGCAACTATAGAATATCTTTTGGCCTAATAGCACTAAGTATGACAGTATTAGGTGTGTTGAATATCTTATTCAAGAAGTATATGGCAGGTTTAGCTTTCGCTCTTGGCAACCTAATGATATTTAGTATGCTGTCTGTTGACGCTTTATCGCACGGAGTATGGACAATCGCCGCTATATCGTATTTTATGGATATGCTTGCGAATGCGTGGCTGTATTTCAAATTACGTTTTGACAATATTAATTTAAATCTAAAATATTAACGCTTGACGTTCGGATAAAAAATAGTACAGTCGAGAAAATGAAACGCCGCCTAGGAAAAACTGCCGCTGTAATCCTCACCCGAGGAGGTCTATTTTGTTTGTCTCAGCGCACGAATACTGAAATGTTTAGTGGTTATTGGCAGTATCCCGGTGGTCGCGAGGATTCTCCAGAGGAAACGCATCTGCAAATTGCTTTGCGAGAATTGAAAGAAGAGACTGGTCTTACGCCGCATCCCGCTCGCCTTAATGAACTTGGCAATAACATCTACGATACGGATTGCGAGAGTTGTGTTTTGTTTCATTTAGAATTACATCCCGGCGAGGAGCCTCAGTGGATTGAAAAGCACAAACATAATTCGTGGCGCTGGTTTCCGTTTGGGATGATTAAGGGGTTACAGTTGATTGAAGGTACGTACGCTTTTGTCGAAAAAGTTTACCTTGACAAAAATAAAAATACCTGTAAAACTTGCAGAAGTTAATGCTTCGTTCGTATAATCGGTAATACACGAGTCTCTAAAACTCAGAATTAGGATTCGAATTCCTAACGAAGCACCAATATGGCGTGGAAATTATCAAAGCGACAAATCAGAGAAAGATTTCGTAAACACGTTTACGAACGTGATGGACACAAATGTAAAATTTGTATGGTGCCTATTACTGAATGCCAAAATTTGGAAGTTCACCATATTACAGACCGAAATGAAATATTTGGAGGAGGTTACGTTAAGGAAAACGGGATAACACTTTGTCCAAAACACCATGATAAAGCTGAGGATTTTCATCGTAACAAGCCGGTAGATGAAGGATTTTACCCTAATGACCTGTATGCTTTAATAGGTTCTACTCGTGCCAAAGCTGAGGAAGCGGCTAGAAAAGAACTTGATGAATAGCTACGCTAAACCAATCTCCAACATCCTCTTGAACGATTTTAAGGGAGCGATGAAGAAACGCAAACTGACCATAGAAAATTGTGGCGTCGAGCCTGAATTGCTAGGTTTTCTGGTAAAAGGAATGGTCGATAAAACGTTTGACCGCAAGTGGATGCTGAAATTTCTCAATAGCGAATTGGACAGAACGGTGCAGAGGATTGAAGATGGTGAGCCAGCGTTCGAAAAGCCTATGACGATGGATGAATTAAAAAATCTGTTGACAAATTTAGAAACCATTGTAAAGTAGTGATAGTTCTTTTAAATCAGTAAGCGACTCTACGCGCATTGCAGTTACCAGTTGTCCGTACGAAACTGAGAGCCCTGTAAGGTGAGAAAGTTCGCGTAACCAGACGAGACGATAGGAGAGCATAAATGCAAACGGGCCGAAATCAGTCATTAACAAAGCTGACGTAGAGGTTGCTGTAATACGTTACAGTGGATAAACCGGGATGCTCGCTAATACTACAAGTTAGGTTCAACTCAAACAGATTCAATAGTAATCGTCCTAAATGCGAATCGGGTTGAGGCGGCAGTGTTGGCAAACTGCGGGCTTCGAAAGAAGTTCAGTCAAATGTAGGGATAAAGCAGGAACGCGGCTACGGCTGCTGATTTAAAAGAACTAACACCTTATGAGTTTAAAAACCATCGCATTACCTAGATACGTACTTGAAGACCCTGCGTTCAGCAGCGTTATTTCAGATACGTCTGCAATTATTTCTTGTTATGCTTGGTTCGATGGGCTTCCTTTGAAGCTCGAACATCTCAATATTGAATATCGTAAAATTCCTTTTCTACGTTGTATGTTTATGGAGGAAGAGAAGAGTTTTACATATCCAGATGAGGAACTCTATGGAGCGGTACGCGGAAAGACTGTGAAAGCAATTAGTGATGCGGACGCTGATGAAATTATCAGTTTCGTTGATAATTGTATAGCGATTGGCGTTGATAGGTTTGTCGTTCACTGTAGCGCAGGCGTTTCTCGCAGCCCCTCTATCGCTTTAGCTTTGCACGAAATATACGGAGCGAAGCTGCCTAAAGACTTTTACGAAACAGGTCTGCCGAAGCCTCATATCGTCGCCGCTCTGAAAGCATCATACGGGAGGAAACATGGTCAGATTTGTTAACGGAGATATGTTCGAACACCAACATGATTGCTATGTTAATACAATTAATTGTGTTGGCGCGATGGGCGCGGGTATTGCTTTAGAATTTAAGAACAGGCATCCACAAATGTACAAAGAGTACAAAAGGCTTTGTAACGAAGGAGAAATAGCGGTTGGTGACTGTTGGATTTACAAAGAGGGCGAATATTACCTAGCAAATTTAGCTGTAAAAAACAATTTTCGCCATCGGATTCGTTTGCCGTGGGCTAAGATTTCCATACGGAATCTGATAAATTCTATAACGGATGGTCGGCTACCTGTTCATAGCGTGGCACTTCCACGTATCGGCTCTAAGAATGGAGGGAGAGGAGCGGAGTTTACGCAGTGGGGTGATTACTGGCCCGCTGATTCGGAAGCTGGATACAAAGAACTTTTGCAACCGTTTTTGCTTGCAGAATTAAAAAAGTGTCCTAAAGTGGAATTCACAATATATCACAGATGAATAAGCTCAACAAACAGGTCCACATTTTCGGAGGCGGTACATTCTCATATGTTCGTACGCACCTTGCTCTGGCCGCACCAGCGTTCGGAAGCACGGCAAGGAGTATTGTCAACCTTTTTGAGTCAGAGGTCAAATACAGAAATTTGACCGCTGTTTTGCATTTAACCAAAATGGCAGATGCCAGTTCCAAGCTCGTGACAAATGATAACGTTGCGGAACGTGTGAAAGAAGTTATCGCCAATCCTCTCACGAAGATTGTTTTCTTTAACGTAGCTATGGTGGATTTCGAAGGAACTCTTGGGATAAGTAACAGCGGTAAATATGAACCTCGATTGGGTTCTGATAGCAATTATCTTATGGATTTGCGCCCCACCGCGAAGGTCGTAAATAGTATCCGTAAGACCCGCAAAGATATTTTCCTCGTATCTTTCAAGACCACCAGTGGTGCTAGTAGGGAAGAAATGTACCTAAAAGGGTTGAAGCTTCTTAAAACTTCTAGCTCTAACCTTGTGTTGGTCAACGACGTAAAAACATGCTGGAACATGGTCATTACCCCCGAGGAAGCAGCATACCATGAAACTCAAGACAGAGATGAAGTTTTGGCTGGCCTTGTTGAAATGGCGTGGCTCCGTAGCCACTTGACGTTTACACAGTCAACCGTTGTCGCTGGCGAAGCAGTGCCTTGGAATTCTCCAGAAGTACCTTCGTCACTTCGTAACGTAGTCGATTATTGTATCTCACGAAGGGCTTACAAGCCATTCAATAACTCTACGGTCGGACACTTCGCTGTCAAGGTAAACGATAATACATTCCTTACCAGTATCCGTAAGAGTAACTTTAATGATTTGGATAAGGTTGGCCTTGTAAAGGTCGTAACCGATGGTCCCGATACTGTTATTGCTTATGGCGCGAAGCCTTCTGTTGGTGGGCAGTCGCAACGCAGAGTATTTAGAGAGCATGAAGGTATGGATTGTATCGTACACTTCCATTCTCCGCTCAAGTCTGACGCTCCTGATGCAATTCCTATTCGCTCACAGCGCGAAGTGGAGTGCGGTAGCCACGAGTGCGGTAAGAATACCTCAAGCGGCTTGGCGCAGTTTGGTAACTTGAAAGCTGTCTATCTTGATAGGCACGGTCCTAACATCGTGTTCAATCGCGATATAGACCCGCAGGAGGTTATCAATTTCATCGACCGTAACTTCGAGTTGGAAAAGAAGACCGGAGGATACAACCTCATATGAAAATCCTATTAGTACGTCACGGCGAGTCCGAAGCTAACCAGAACAAACTGGTTCACACTACAACTGCGGACCATGCTATCGGTCTATCTTGTAAGGGAGAAGACCAAGCGTTTGAAGCGGGTCGGTTTCTTCGTGACTTCTTTATGATTAGGGGTAACTATGACCCGTACCATCCAAGAGATTTTATAAATAGCTATGACCATATTCGTATGTGGGTTAGCCCATATAAGCGAGCCCGTCAAACCGCCGAGCTAATACGTTCAAAATGTAGCCGTATTAATGATGTCCGCGAGAACATTCATCTGGTTGAGCAACAGTTTGGATTGTTCGATGGTATGTCTCACGAAGGTCAGCTTAGTGAAATCCAACATAAATACCCAAATGAGTACGCTCATTACAAAAAGCAGGAAGACTTCGAGGGTAGGTTTTGGGCGCGTATGCCATTGGGTGAGAGTCGCTTCGATGTAGCATTACGAGTCCATCAGTGTTTCGGCACGTTTCACCGTGACGCTAAGAAGCATGATATTAATACAATCGTGGTGGTCGCCCATGGTTTGAGTATTAGGGCATTTGTAATGCAATGGTTGCACCTATCTCCTGAATGGTTTGAAAAAGAACCAAATCCCAAGAATTGCAGCATCCGTCTGATTGAGGATGGAGAAGATAGGGGATACATATATAACCCATGAAAAGATTCTTCGTAGTAATTCATATTCAAGACGTTCTTCAAGTTATGAAGAATATACAAATTTCCGTTGATGCGAAAGCTGATGGTGTTTTTCTTATTCATCATACTCGTAAGTTTACGACGCTTTTAGAAATTGCGGAAGCGGTACACCAGAAATATCCCGACCTTTGGATAGGTATCAATATGCTCGACCTGCCGACAGGAAAAGCTTTCACTAAAGTTCCTGCATGGGTACAGGGTTTATGGTGCGACGATGGCGGAATTGAAGAGAACGAAGACGGAACATTCGATTCTCTACGAGCGGAATTATATGACCGTGTTCGTATCAACTCAGGATGGCGCGGAGAATATTTTGGAGGCTTCGCATTCAAGTACCAAAAGCCTGTTAAAAATCTATTACAGGGCGCAAATATAGCTGCGCATTTCATGGATGTCGTTACGACTAGTGGCGATGGAACAGGCATTGCTGCGGAGTTAGATAAGATTAAAAAAATTTACGAAGGTGCATTCTTACGCGCTCATATTGGAATCGCAAGTGGTATTACGCCTGACAATATTGAGCAGTACCTACCATGGGTTGATGATTTCTTAGTTGCGACAGGTATAAGTTCCGATTGTTTTAATCTGGACCCTTCGAAGGTTGCTTTACTTAGGAGTAAAATTCAATAATATGTTATCATACAATATTTTCTTAGATGATGAACGTCCCATGGACAAAACTACTTGGGTAACATTCCCCGAGGGTATGTGGGTGGTCGCACGCAATTTCGAAGATTTCGTAAGTACCATTGAAGCGATGGGCCTTCCTGAGTTTATTTCGTTTGACCATGACCTTGCTGACGAGCATTATCAAGAAGGCGCAAAGTCAAACTATACACAATTCAATTATGACAACATTACTGAAAAAACAGGAATGTGTTGCGCGAAGTGGCTTATAGAGTATTGTATAGACCATGATTTAGACCCTCCTAAGTGGCAATGCCACACGAAGAACCCATGCGGAGCAGACAATATTAATGGGTTGTTGAAGAATTATGCTGAATTCAGGAGCAAGAAATGAATAAAGACACAATCGAAATTAAACGTGCCGAGAAAATACCGCACGGATATTGGCTTTTAAGTGGTGCGCCAACAGATGGTTGTAATGATGTTTTAAATGCTATCGTAGAGTGGTCGCGAGACAAGAACGTGACTGTTTATCGTCATGTACTGCGTCATTCTTATGAGAGCTATGAAAAGTATAAGGGCGAAATATATGACCTAAATATTCCCGAAGTTCCGCCTGCAAAGATAGATTACTGCGACTTGGTATTCTATTGTGATATTTACTATCAGGAAAAATAAATCTACGTCTTATGATTAAAGCGACCCAAGAAGAGTACGATACCCTTTCCGAGAATGCTAAGATGGTACTAGCTATGTACTCTAATGACGACGGACAGTATATTGATATTTCGGACGCTTTCAAATTCGTTGGCCGCTGTATGGAAAATACTGGATTGGCAGCAGAGCGTGAAGACCAACCCGACCGCTTGTACGGTGTGCAAGAGGGTCTAATGGAGCTTGAGGATAAGGGGTGGGTCGAGCAGACGAACATGGACGAGTATACCATAAGAAAATCCCTTGACTTCCCTATAAAAACCTCTACAGTCGAGGGATGTTCAACGCAACCGGAAAACTCATCTACAACCCAACTCCTATGCGGGCTAATTTCAAGGCTCGCAAGGAAGTTTCGTGGGCGTGCAAGCTGACCGCGCCCGACTCGATAATTCAATATTATCAAGCTTGGGTGCGGCGTGAATTGCGTGTTAATTTGAACACCCCAATCTGGCAAGCTCACGTCACCGTATGCAAATACGAGCGCCCTAAGAACGAATCTGTTTGGCGAAAATATCAAGGGGAAGTGATTCCTTTTGAGTATGACCCGGAGATTCGTAGCAGCGATATTTATTTTTGGCTTGTGGTGAAATGCCCTCGTCTTGAAGAAATTCGCGTAGAGCTTGGCTTGCCTCCTCGTCCTCGTTGCCCATTCCATATTACTATTGGAAATCTCAAGAACGTTTCGCCAATCAAAACTAAACCCGTACCCTTCAAGGTCTTCCCTTGGGAGCAATAAAAGCTTGACTCCCGAGGAAAACATTGTATTTTCAAATTATGTTTAAATTCCTATTTTCAAAACCTGAACCCGAAGAGATTCGTATTCCTTTTGTTTCCATACCGGAATCCTTGGAAACGATGCGTAATAAGCTTGAATCGAAAAGGCTAAAACAACAAATTTTAATAGAGAAACACAATAGAAAAAAAGAAACTGAATTCGAGCCTCTTCATAAATTATTAAGGGAATTTCAATCTATTTATAGAGGCTCCGTGGCAGGTAAATCCCCATGCTATTCGTACGGACATGCAGAATTTAAAATATCATTTGGCTCAAAACTTGAATATACTTTTTCTAAAGGTATGCTTTTTGATGTTTATGAATATACTTACAGCAGCCGAGGGGGAGTATGCAGGCTTAGGTTGAATCAGCATTGTTATGCCGAAACCGCCGAAGAAATCATGCAAAATTTTATTGAAATGCTTGTACAAGTAGAAGATAAATAATGGGCATTAAAACTCTTTCATCTGATTCCTTAATGCTGATTCGTTATTGCGTTGATAACGAGAAAGCTAGGCTAACGCGTCTTCATTGGGATACTATTGGTTTTCTTCCTCCCGCCGATTATAAACCCGGAGCTAATGCAATCGAAACAATCATAAATATAGCACGCTATCAAACTAAAATAGACAACGCGATGAAAGAAGTATATCGTGTTTTCGAGGAACAGTTTACACCAGAAGAACACGCTCGCGTTAATAAGAGATATGAAAAAGACAACTCTGTGGGAAATACTCGTCCCCTGCGTAAGAAACGGAAAGCCTGTCAGGAAAAGGCACCATCAAGAATGGGACAAAGTGGTGCGAAAAATTTCCGGTGGCCTCACGCTTATGGGAGTCGCTCGCGGCCAGTGGATAAATCCAGAGAATAAAGAATTGGTCGCTGAACGTATGATTCCAGTAAGAATTGCATGTACCGAGGCTCAGATTAATAGAATCGTGGACTTCACGATTACTCATTATAATCAGGATATGGTGTTTGCGTACGAGATTGCACAAAAAGTAATCTTCCGCGCCAAGAAATAATTATGAAAATCCAGATAGTAGGCGACGGTTCATTTGGCAGCTTCTTAAAGCGGGAGCTTCCTAACTATGGATTCAATGTTGTAGATGATGCTGGTTCTGTTATCTTAGCGGTGCCTATTTCAGCTTATGATGAAGTGGGGCAGAAAAACTCTGGTAAGCATCTAGTTAATGTTTGCAGCGTTCAGAAACCAAGCACGGATATTCTTTTGAAGCACTCTGTTAATGTAACTTCTCTTCATCCATTATTTGGTGCGCGGACGCCCGCAGACAAAAGGTTTTCTTTATTAACATATAGTGTTAATAACGGTGATGATACATGGTTTGGGTCGGACGATGAAGAAGAATTTATAATGACGTTTCAATTATTTTCAAAGATTCTTGTCAACGACTGGTTAGGTAAACCGTGGACGCCAAAGAGCCACGATATTCATATGAAGCGAACGCATAAGGTCGCTGCTGATGCAGCTAAAATAGCGAAAGTCCTTATTGCAAACACCGACGATATTCCAGACGAGTATATACCTAATTCATTTAGATTGTTACGTGGCTTTGTAAAGACTCTTGATGACATGCCAACGGGGACAATGGAATCTATCATGGCTAACCCCTACATCTAAGTATGATATTTATTGCAGAAGTAAAAACTCTATCTCCCTACGGTTTCGAGTCTAAGAAGTCTTGGGACGAACTATTTGAAATCGCTAATGAATATGGCGACTGGATTTCTATTCATGTCGATAGTCGGTGGGGTGGAAGTACGCATCTTTTAAAGCAAGCTCGTAAACTTACTACGAAGCCAATCCTTGCGAAGGGCTATCATCTTACGGATACAAAATTAAAATCTAGCTTTGATGCGGGCGCAGATTATTGTTTAGTTGTTAATAGAATACCTCCGAAGGAATACGCTTCCAAATGTTTAATAGAGTTGAACGAAGAGGACTGTTTCGAAGAGTTTATAGGTCTTGACGATTCGTTAAAATGTGTTTGTAACCGTAGGCAACTATGGAATGGTATGATGATGGATTTCGGAAATTACGAGTTTCGATTTGACATTATGAAGGCTTTAGGCTTATGGACCTGCCAAGCAAGCAACATAAAAAACAAAATCGACGTATTCCCTAAAGCGGATGCAATTTTGGTAGGTGAACATCTGCCGACATTCGCGCCCAAGTTCAGACAAAAATAAAAACCCATTAGTATGCTTGTATAAGTGAAGATAAATAATGAACGCTAAAGAACTTTTAAGCCTAATAGGGTGGAAAAATCAATGTCCTATTTACATAAAAAGGGACATTAGCGCTTCTCAATGGGGAGGAATGGTAGGTGATAATATCTTGCCTATCCTTATTAAAAGAAATAAAAAAGCGGCGATGCTTCATTCTTTGCTGCACGAATGTTTTCACGTAATGATTGAAACTCGAAAACCCTATTTTTCGTTAAGCATCCTTCGAGAGTATCGCGTTGAAAAACAGGTAAGGGATTTTTGTAAAAAATACGGATTGATTCAGATTCTAAACGAATCCGATAAATGGGTAGAGCGTTTTTCAGGACGTTTTGATATGGTTGAAAATGAATTCTGGCGTCCGTATTGTTATGCGGCATGGAGATTTAGATAAAAAACCATTGACACAGAAAGAAAGGCCGCTAATATGGACACATAGAAACACAAAAATATGCAAGAATCCGTTCTCGATAAACCTATCGTCCTCTGCTTGAACAAAGCGTGGCAAGTGATTGGATACAAGTCTGTTAAGCAGGCTATCTGCGCTATGCATAGCACCGAAAACGGCGCTGATATGGCCGCACAAGCTGTTGACATCGAATATCCTCAGCTAGAAGATGATGTTTACACTTTTGAGCGCCCGCAGAATATGCGTGCGGTTTCTCTAAAGGAGTGGATGGAACTTCCTATTCGTCCCTTTGATAATGTTATCAAGTGTGCCCACGGAAAGGTGATTCGCGCTCCTACTGTTGTAGTCGCTGTAAACTGTACGCGTATGCCTAAGAAGCAGAAGCGTCTTTCAAATTCAGCAATTCACGAGCGAGACGGTCTTGTGTGTCAATACTCAGGAAAGAAGTTAACACGCGATACCGCTACCGTTGACCATATTATTCCTAGAGACGTATGGAAGCGCGAAGGTCGCGCTGGTTCGCCTGACGTTTGGACGAACATGGTTACGTGCGAAGCAGGAATCAACCACGATAAAGGCAACCGCCTCAATGAGGAAGTTGGATTGAAGTTAATTCGTCAACCCAAGGCTCCGATGCCCGTTCCAATCTCCGCGCTCATTACCGAGATTCGTCAGCAAGATTGGCGTTGGTTTATCGGCTAGCACGCAGAAAAAGGTGTCCTCTTTGGGGACGCCTTTTTTTGTTGACAGATTTATAAAAGTATATACACTCATAATCATGTCAGACATCATTCAAAATGCCGTTTACGTACCATCGCAACGCACCTATTACGTTTCTGCAAATCGTCACGATTTTGTTGCATTCACTGTAGGAAGCGAGGAACATTTTATCGACGGGGGAACTGATTATTTACGCGCTTCATTTCTTTTGCCGTATAATAAAATCGTTGATTATTCCTTAACATCCTCAAATACACTAAAAGAAATTCGCGAAAAGCTTTTGTGGGGAACGTACGGTAAAAGTGGTAATAAGCCGTTAAAATGGGTTCCTTTTCGTAATCTTTCTGTTGACCATTTAGCCGCAATTATTTGTCACAAAGGCGCTGCGCCAAATGCGATTCGTATGGATGCCGCTGAATATTGGTACGGAGTTAAAAAAATCTTCTTCATACCGTGACCGTTTATACGCAAAGAAGCACTTTAATGAAAAGTAACATGCAAAAAGCAATCATACAGTATTGGGAAGAGTCAGAAGAAGGGTGGGGTATGCGCCCTGATGGTGCAACGCTGCATAAATCTTTAGAAGATTGCCAAGCTTACATCAAGCACTATTGGACCGTTGTATTAAAACGTAATCGTGGTAAAGGTGTCCCTCACGAATATTCACGACCAGCAGGAATACCTTCTGAAATTATGATTCCTACAGCAATTTATAAAAAGATTGAGAGTAATGGTGTTCGTTTGGACGAAGACTTCTTTAAAGGTTATGAAGTTGAATCGTGTCAAGTGTTAAAGAAAATTGAAAATGGAAATTAATCCTGAAAAAGAATTGGCACGTATACGCCAACTCAGCCAAGCCCTTTATAAGGGGTTACTAGAGGGAGAAGTAAAGGATGACGGTACGCGTCTTACTGGTGAAATAATCACGTTACTCAGCAATAAGAACTTCTACCGCGACGAATATTTTAAACTACTGGAAGAATTAGAACAAGAGCGCGTTATAGCAAAAAACTCTGTAAGTCGCCAAGCTTGGGAAAGTGTACAAGCAGAAGTAGAGCGCTTGAGAATCGCTGCCGAAGAATATCGTTCGCTATGGCATGGTAAAATGAAGACTGAGTTGATGTATCATCCTGACATTGTGTGCGCTAAGTGTTTACATCGTATTTCATGGACGGAGGAAAAAGGATATACGTGTTTGAATCCTAATTGCGAACACAACTTCTAAAAATATGAATAAAACACAATCGCTCGAACAAGATATTAAACAAATCATTGATGGCAATATGAGGCGTAATCCTCAACTCCGCAGTCACATACTTGATGGCAGCGTATCGTTGGAAGAGTTCGCATTCGCTATGATTACTCAGTGGAAGGCGATGCACGCGATTTCATATCCGGCATAATATTTGTTGACACAACTCAAAATTCTGCTAAAACTACTCTCATGCCTATCATTGAAACAGTGCGCCTAATCATGGCAGATATTAGCTCCAATCACAATAAACATTGGACGGGGTTCTTGCATGATGATGGTTCCATTACGAGCGAGAATGGCAGGGTCGGCGTCACAACCGTTTCCAACACTTGTAGGGGAAGTGGCAAACATGACTTCGACAAGCTCGTGGCTTCAAAGCGTAAAAAGGGCTACACAGACCTTCGTACCGTTGCAACGAGCGGAGTACAAGTCGTCACTCCCGGCAAGCAAGATTTGCACCAACTAGCCTTGGAACAAATCCAAACCTCGTCCCCGCTTTTGACGAAGCTTATTAAGCGTCTGGTCGAAGCGAACGTCCATCAAATTACTAAAGCTACGCAGATTTCTTTCAATAGTTCGTCTGGTTTGTTTACGACTCCGTTAGGTGTTGTTACTTTGGATGGTATCACTGAGGCTCGTGATATTCTCGCTGACCTTACTGGCTATGTCCAGAAGCACGACTATGGCGCTGACTGCATTACGAAGGTAAGTAAATTTCTTAGTATCGTTCCTCAGAATATTGGTATGAAACGTTTGGAAGTTCGTACGTTCATTCCTGATATTCAATCTATTCAGAAGCAAAATGATATTTTAGACTCTTTGGAAGCGTCGTATCAAGCAATGCAAACTCCAGCCGCCAATGCTGCCGCTCCTAAGAGCGTGGCCGAAAAAGTTTTCTCGGTCAAGCTTGGCTTGCTGGAAGACCCTCGTGAGCGGGCGCGTATTGAGAAGAAGTATCGTGACACTCGTAAAGACCAACACGTTTGCAGTCATTTGCGCGTAAAGGAAATCTATTTGGTGCAGATTGAAAGCCAACAGAAAGCCTACGAAATCGGTCGCAAGGTTGGTACTGAAATGGAGCTATGGCACGGAACTAAACAAGCGAACCTTTTGAGTATTCTCAAGTCAGGTTTGAAAGTTTCTCCTCCTAGCACAGCGCGAATTGCTGGTAAAATGTTTGGAAATGGCGTTTACTTTGCGATTGATAGCACCAAGAGCCTTAACTATAGTTATGGCTATTGGGACGGCAAAACTGAAAAGAATTGTTTTATGTTCTTATGCCCTGTTTCGCTTGGTAAATATTACGTGCCAGCAGGTTCTTATGAGCACCTTCCGAAGAGTGGCTTCGATTCGACATGGGCGAAGTCTGGTAAGTCGGGGGTTCGTAATGATGAGATTATTGTTTATAACAACGACCGCTTCGACCTTAAATATCTTGTGGAGTTTGAATAAAAACTCTTGACTCTCCGAAAAATAAACTTAAACTGAAACTACATATGAAACAACTACCATTAGCAGCCGCCGTAGCCGTCACCGTACAGGCTTTCACCACCGCACAAAAAGAATTTTCCGCACATGATGTTACGCGGGAACTTCGTACCCTCGTAAATTCAGGGGAATTGGGAATTATTGACCTTTCCAGAGTGGATGTTGATGGTATTCCGAATACTTATCGTATCGACCACAATACTGTCCGGGGATACGTGCGAGCTTCTTTCGGCAGCGTTCCGAATTACGAGCGTGACAATTCTCGTGGCTACGCTCTGTATCGCCCGAAAACCGCTGATTCTTCCTACTCCGCGACTCCCGTTGCGACTCCCGTTGCGACTCCCGTTGCGACTCCCGTTGCGACTCCCGTTGCGACTCCCGTTGCGACTCCTGTTCCTACAACCTATACCGCACAGGTCAGCGCTCCTCCGTTTTGCACCGAAATTGCCAGCAAGGTAATAAGCTACGTTAACAATAAGCTTGCTGACGGTATCTGTCCGACTCTAAAGCAGATTCAGAGCCGTCTCAAGGGATACAGCATCACCTGTAAGGAAATTGCTGACATCCTTCCTACCGCATTATATAAGGTCGCTGTTAATAGCGATGTCTTTTCTCGGTCCACCGTAAGTCGGTAATGGCCGCAAAAACTTCATTGCAGTCCTTCGTTGGAGAATACTATGCAAACATACTTCTCCTCGACCCGAATCTAAATCCTCTAACTACCATTTCGTCCAGAAGGGCGAAATGGTATTTGGATAGGGGTTTGGCTAATTCGCTTGGTCCCGATGGAGTTTACAATGAGCGTATCCAATTGACATTCGAGCCGAAGAAAAATTCCTCGAATAAGTTTCTTCAAACAGTTCTTCCTACGCAATGTGTAATGTGTGCGACGAAGGAGAATCTTACCGTTCATCACGTAATACCTGTTGCGGTTAAGCGATTCTTCCCGAAGGAAGATAAAGACCATACACGCCAATGGTGTGTCCTATTGTGCGAGAAGCATCACTTAGAAGCCGAGAAAACCTGCCGCCCATTTTATGAGAAAGGTCTTCAAGCAGCAGTACGTGAGGCCCAAGTCAGGCACCACGATAAAAATAAACTACTTTTTAAATTAGCTAATGTTTTAAACGCTCAAAACCTTATTACTCAAGCAGTTATAGAGTCGTTGACATCAGAAGAGTTGGGATTATACGGAGCTTTTCTTCAATCTTTATCAACGCCTCCAGATTCCTTTAAGAGACTCAAGGAATTAATTATGGAATTGCGTGCAGCGCAAAAGAAATCCGTTAAGGCGGCAAAAGCTGAATGGGGCGCAAGGTATATTATAGAGAACGGTGGCGTTCAAGGCATTAAGGAAATTTATCGTGTAGCGTTCTTAAAGTTGAATCCTGAATTTTTACCAGAGGGATTTTTAGTAGATTCGGTCGAATTAATATGCACTCAATGACAAACCTAAATACATACGGAGTTATAGTCGGAAGATTTCAGGTACATCGCATGACAGCGGGGCACTTAGATTTGTTCAATAGGGTATTCGATAAACATCAGATGGTACTCGTCGTGCTTGGATGTTCTCCTAAGCGTCTCGCTCGTAAGAATGCATTGACATTTGAAATGCGGCGACAAATGATTCAGGAGGAATATCCTCATGCAGATTTGAGGGTTGTGCCGCTGATGGACGTTGGCAACGATGAAACTTGGAACCGCAATCTGGACAAAGCTATTCAAGAAGCTATTCCTGATGCGTATCAGAATAACACAATCCTATATGGCTCGCGGGATTCTTTTGTAAAGTCTTATAAAGGGGCATTTCATGCGGAGGCTTTGGAGTCACGCATTACTGAAACAGGCACCGAAATGCGTGAGCGCGTTCTGAATCGAAAGAATTTTAGCGATGACTTCCGTGCTGGACGTATCTCTGGTGCTTATGACCAATACCCTAAGACATGGGCGACTGTTGATACTGCAATTACGAACGATAATTTCGATATGCTGATGGTCCGCAAACCGGATTCAAAGGTATGGAGATTCTGTGGAGGGTTTTCAGAACCAGAATCTATCTGTTTCGAAGAAGATGCAATCCGTGAGGTTAAAGAAGAACTAGGAATAGAAATTTATGAACCGAAATATCTAGGAAGTTTTCTTATTGATGATTGGAGATATAGGGATGATACAGATAAAATCAAGACTCTATTCTTTCACGCTAAATACAAAAGCGGCACCGTGATAGCTCAAGACGATATAGCGGAAGCTAAATGGTTTAAGCCACATGAACTAACTATTGAAGATATAGCTCCTGAACATTTACCGTTGTTACGGAGATTCGGGACAGAATTTATGCTTTAAGGAATCTTTTTTAGCGCTCTTGTAGAACCCCTAATTTTCTCTGGAGATAAGGAAGTCCCAATTCGTCAGCACGCCGCTTGATTGCCTCGATGAACTGGCGATTTGTAATCGAAAAATGGGCTAGCCTATAAGTTTTCTTTTCGGGGTTCTGAGGAACAGATGTGGTTTTATTAGCTATCCAGCAGTGACGACATTTAAGAGATTTTGATAGGTATTGTTGTAGAAACTCTCCGAAGCTTTGAAAGTTTTCGAGCCACGCAGGATGGCCTACTATATATAAAGAAAAACTATTCCATTTTTTATTCTTATAAAGACTTCCATCCCCGTCGAAGAACCCAATGAATAGAGCAAACATTAAATCTGGATTTGATATTCCTGAAAGCGTACAGGGGTTGTGCGTTTTATTATTATGTATATTAAATTTTTCTCGAAGCGCTCTAACGATTGAGCCGTCAGTACATTTGAGGCGGTAGTAATTGTTGCCGACTTTGGAAAGCGTATTTGTGGACTTGACAAATTCTCTAAAGCGTTTAAGATGGTCTAAATCATCGCCTGATATAGCTAAAGAAATCCTGTTCTTCGTAAAACTTCCGTCTGCCATCAAAAATCCCAACCAATAATATGCCTCTACAGTTTCTTTCAAAAGTTCAGACATATCATTATACTTCTCAATCTCACGAGCGAGTTCAAGCTTTTGTGCCTTTTTCTGTATTGCGGACCATTTGCGATTTCGTAGGTTTGCAATTAGAAACCGTTTATCGGCTGTCGGATACAGCCGCGTTAGTAAACTTAGTTCGTCGTCCGTCCATTGATAGTATTTGCGTTGCATAAACAATTTTACACCGCAAAACGATTTTTGTCTGGACAAAGTTCAAAAAACCACTAAAAATAAGCGTATATGAAAAATATTCAGTTGCTCATTATTGACCCGCAGTTCGACTTCTGCGACCCTAAAGGTGCTCTCTACGTAGGAGGAGCCGAGAAAGACCTCGAACGTCTTGCGAAGCTAATCAGCCGTAACAAGGACCGTATTGACGATATTCGCGTCACTCTCGATTCTCACCAACCTGTCCACATCGCGCACCCTATTTGTTGGGTGGACGCAGCAGGTAAGCACCCTGACCCTTTCACCATGATTACCGTAGCGGACGTTACGGGCACCGCTCCTAAGTGGCGTGCATTCAATCCCGCTTGGCAGACTCGCCAAGTCGCATACGTTAACGCTCTCGCGGCAGGGCAGCGTTATGTTCTCGTTATTTGGCCCCCGCATTGCCTTATTGGTACGGACGGTCATCGTATCCACCCAATTCTCCAGCCCGCGCTTCGTGAGTGGCAGGACCAGTTCGCGATGGTGGATTATGTTACTAAAGGCAGTAATCCTTTTACAGAGCACTATTCGGTCGTCAAGGCTGATGTCATCGACCCCGAAGACCCCAGCACCGATTTGAACACGAGCTTTATTAATCGTCTTCAAACCGCTGATGAAATTTGGATTGCTGGTGAGGCGTTGAGTCACTGCGTTGCTAATTCTGTTCGCGACATCGCCGCAGAGTTTGGTGACGAGCACGTTAAGAAGTTCGTTCTTCTTGAGGACGCTTCGAGTCCCGTAGGCGACCTTCCGGGGAGCACTATGTTTGCTGATATGGCCGACTCGTTCGTTAAAGAGCTTGTCGCCAAGGGCATGCGCATTGCAAAAACCACGGATTTTTAATATGAGATTCTGGCCCGGTGATAAAGGATTAATAATTGAAGGCGATAGCCAAGCAGAATATTGTCAATTGAAAGTTCTAGCAGACGAACTTGAAAAATATTCTATACCGTTTGGAATGAACCCTACAGAATTTTCGGTTGAACCCGATTCCTTTGCGTCTCATATGATTCAATCAATTCACCTAAAATTAAAATGACACTATACGAAATCTTTTCGATGCCAAAGGGAATGCGTATTGCAAAAACCACGGACTTTTAATATGAATTACGAATACGGATACAATAAATTTGGTGTTCCATATCGCCGTAAGTCAATGCGTGCCCCACATTTTATCATAACTCCTTACGTAGTTATCAGGACAAAGGAACGTCTGCCATGGTGTTTCCGAAACCCGAAACCCGAAATACTAACTAACGAAAACTTCCAACCAATAAACTAAAAACATATGGCTAACAAAAATGAATGTACGCTCGGTACTATCGAGTGGAAGACCGATGCATTGGGAGAGTATTGGCGGGCAGAAGTTTTCAATAAGGAAACTGGCGACAGATATGGCTATGTTGGTACGTACTATAACCTTGGAGAAAATAAGCAACGAGCTTCTAAAGAAGAACAAGAAATGGAACTACGCAGTTGGGGATTCATCGAATAACTCTTGACGGAATATAAAAAACTAATAAACTAATACTATGCCTAAACTTCTAAATCAACCGGACACAATCGTTCAGCAAACTATCTCTAACTTCGGATTCTCTGCAAAGCGCCCCGAAGACCTAACCGGCAGCGAATATACAATCGTTGACATCAAAATCGACGCATCTTCTTCTGTTCAAGGATTCGAAGATGACCTTGAAAAAGCGGTTAAAACTGCTGTCGAAGCTCTCCAAAAGAGTCCTAATGTTGACCGCATCCTGCTTCGTGTTAGCACCTTCGCGAGCGACATCGTTGAAATCCATGGTTATATTCCATTGGCTGACGTTGACATTGCTAATTACAAGATTCATACTGGCGGTTGTACTGTTCTTTATGATATGGGATTGGAGAGTATCGAGTCCATTGGTCAATACGCGACCCAATTAGATAACATGGAATACCGTGTTAACGCGTTGGCAATTTGGATTACAGACGGAGACAACCAAGGTTCCCGTACTGGTACGCCCGCTAAAATCAAAAGCGCTATTACCGCTGTAAAGGTATCCGAAAAGCTTGAGTCCTTAAAGACAATTCTTATCGGGGTTGGAGATAACGCTCGCGTGCAGACATACCTTGACAATTTCAAGAATGAAGCTGCTCTTGACCAGTTCGTATGGATTGGTGATGCGACTCCTAATAGTCTGGCGAAGATGGGCGGTTTCATTAGCCGAAGTGTCTCTTCCAGTAGTCAAGCGCTTGGAACGGGTGGTTTGAGTAAGAATCTTTCTTTTTAATATTGTGAAACTCATTGTTAAAGCAACCCTTTATAACGACAATGGAGAAGTCCTTGTCGAGGATAGTGGATGTAAGGTGTTAGATGATGAACATTATATTACCGTTAAGTCTATACAAGACGCGACCGTGATTCGGGGAAATATTACTTCTGCGGTTCATAGCCTGATGTCGAAAGGAGAAAAATGATTCCTGAATCTTATTTATTTAAGTTGTGGAAGGGGACGCACTTCCACAGCGAGTTTGCCTTCGAAGAGTTCCGTAAGGCATACTACGCCAAAAAAATTAATACTGCGGTCAAGCCGGAAGAGATTTTGGAAGACTTAGAGACTGCTAAAAAGCTTCTTGAAAAAAGCGCAAATCCGTTTGATGATGCGTGTACTATCGTACGTGATAGTTACGAGAAAACGTTGTTTCTTACGTCAGAACTTGAGGCCGTTAAGGAAGACGCTCGCGCTCTTTTAGATACGATTCGTAAGGGCGGCTTCGACTGGAACGCTTCATTGCCTCGCAATACTCATTGGGAAGAAATGGGTCTTGCATGTCGGAAAATTTCTGATACTCTAAGGAAACTATGAGCGGACCAATTAAACCTTCCGAAGTCGTCTCTCTAAAAGAAAGAGTAACCCCTGAGCAGGTGTTCGAGGCTTTCAATGAGACTATTGCCAAGCATTGGACAGGTCATTCATCGCGTTTCGGACAGGACGAAATTATTGCAGCCATCGAATCAAAAATGGTGGAACAAAATATTCGTCGTCGTATTTTTGATGAACATTGGATGGATGTTGAGCCTATCTATCGGGCAGCAGGATGGGATGTAGAGTATAACAAGCCGGGATACAACGAGAGTTACGAAGCGAACTGGACTTTCGAGAAAAAGAAAGAATCGGGCGACGATTACAACAAATGAATACCGACTGTTACTTCGAACAGGGTCACAAGCACGAAATCTGCCAAGATTACAGTATAAGTGGCGAGACGGACAATATCGTGTATGCTGTAGTATCGGACGGATGTTCAGATTCTCCCAAGAGCGATGTAGGCGCTCGTATCGTAGCGGAAGCTTTTGTTAAAGCGACCGATTCAATAGTATCTGTTGGGGGTAAGCCTACGAACGATTTTATTGAAGAATTCACAATCAGTAAAATAAAAACCGTTGGGCGTGAGCTAGGCTTGTCGCTTAGGAGTTTGAACGCAACGTTGGTTGCTGCTGTATATTCAAAAAAAGAAGATATACTAAGGCTTCATATGTGGGGCGATGGACATATTTTTGTTAAGCGCGGTTACGCGACTAACCACTACAGCGTCAACTATCCAAGTGGCGCACCGTTCTATTTAGCGTATCGTATAGGAGACGGACGCGTTGATGAATACATAAAAGAATTCGGAACAAATCTTGGTATCGTTAGAAGCTATACTGAAATCCTTGCTGGTGAAAACGACGCTGGGGGAATAGCTGGCGGCGAATCTTTTGATGCGAAGGAGAGCTTCTATCAGGAATATTCGAACCCTGATATAGATTTTGTTCTTGTGTCTAGTGATGGATTAGATAGTTTTACTGTTGGAACCACGGATGCTCCTTTGAGCGTTGAGAAAGAATTTACAAGTTTTAAATCTTTGACTGGAGACTTTGTACAGCGCCGTATGATGCGGTTCCGCAAAGATACCAAAGCTAAAGGCAATACCCACTTTGACGACATTTCAGCAGCGGCAATCTCTTTTGTATAATGCCTAATTCCTACGTATCCAAATCCGAGGTAGAGAAACGACTTTGTATTCACTGCAAACATTGTGTCGTCTATTATACTTTGGGACGGGACCGTATAATGTGCGACCTAGTTAAGTCGAAGGTCGATGATTCGGAGGTATATCAAGCTTTTATAAATAGAAACAACCCTTTCGTATGCGGCGGTCGTAAATGGGAAATCAATCCCGATATTGTTGTTACTTCTTCTGATTTAGAGTCTTATAATTTATGCTCGGAAGACTGGATTGAAAGTTTTATGCCTCAAGCCCGAGATATAGTTAGTGGAAAAGTAAGTCCTCCTATGTTTAGTTGTGGAGGATTAGAAACAGCTATTAAACGAGCTATATTAGAAAAGGAATTTATAAAATATAATGACTAAATACTTTTCTATATATCGTGTTAGAGTACAATATGGACGAGGGGAAATGTTCTCTGTATTTTTAGTAGCTGCCAACTCTCCGATTAAAGCAAAAAGACTTGCGAGGATGGCAGCACCATTGCCAGCACCTATGGCATGTATTAAATGCGACTCTATTGCTGGAGTTATATCTGCACCAGAGGTTAAACACCCACGAGTAATTTGTACGCTATAAGCGCGAAGAATTTAAAACTCGAAGTTTATTTCTTAGAACACCGAACCGAGTGAAAATACTGATAAATAATCAAAAAATCGAATTACACCAGAACGACTACCTCGCTCAGGGCGGTGAAGCTCAGGTTTTTAAGAAGCATTTGACCGCCTATAAAATTTACCACGACCCATCTAAAATGATTCCTGTGGGTAAAATTCAGGAATTAAGCCAACTAAAATTACCTAATGTTCTTACGCCCTCAGATGTAATTTATGACATAAAAGGGCAACCAATAGGGTTCTCTATGCCCTTCGTTTCGAAAACAGAATACCTTTGTAGACTTTTTACGAAAGGGTTTAGAGATAAGAACGGTATATCTTCGCAAAATATTGCCGACCTAGTTAAACGGGCGCAAGATACATTGAAAACTATTCACTCTCAGAAGTTTTTAGTGGTAGATTATAACCCCTTCAATTTTTTGACCAACGCAACCTTTGATGAATATTATCATATTGATACGGATTCTTGGCAAACGCCATCTTACAAAGCTACAGCTATAATGGATTCGATTCGCGACCCTAAAGTATCTGGTAATAAGTTTACAGAATCAAGCGACTGGTATAGTTGGGCGATTGTAATGTTCGAGCTATACATGGGTACACACCCTTATAAAGGTCGCCATCCTGATTTCGGTCGTGATTGGCAAGCAATGATGGATGCGGGCGTAAGCGTGTTTAATAAGAAGTCCTCGCTGCCTCCTAACTGTCAGGACTGGTCCGTAATCCCAAAGGGACATTTAAAATGGTTCGAGAAGGTATTTGAGTATGGCGAACGTATTGCTCCACCTGACCCCGACCAAGTTGTTATTACTACTGGACCAGTACAAACAAAAATTATTGCGTCGAATGCAAAATTTGAATTAACCTTATTCCGCCAATATGGCGGGATTATTGGCGCGATTCGTGATATAGATGGTTCTATCTGCGCTTATTGCGCAACAGGAATCCATATTGGTTCTAAGAAAATAGCCTCATTAACGCCAGCGACAGGTTATACAGAGAAGCGTATTCAACACGATTTTATTCCCGTTCAAGGGGATTTGCCATACTCTTTGTCCTTTAATAGTTTGACTGGTAAGCTATCGTATATTAACTTTAAAGGCACCGAATCCGCTGTAATAAGTACAAATGGATACTTTATAGCTAACCGAAGACTTTATGTTGTTATTCATGGTAGCTTGGTTGAAATGACGTTTTCTAATCTCGGTGCTAAAGTTGTAGTCTCAAAACAAATCGTCGCAAACATCATTGATACCCATAAGATATTCGATGGAATGGTCGTTCAAGATATGCTCGGCACATGCCGCATAGCGATTCCTTATAAGGTCGGAGCCTCTAAAACTATCCACGTTCCTGAATTGGATGGAAAGCGTATTGTTGACGCGAAATACATGAATGGGGTTGCTATCGTAATCGCAGAAGATAAGGGCGTTTATGAGCGGCAGACTCTCATTTTTGATAAATCTGTTTCGACGTACGCGATTCGGGTAGAATCAAATGTTGTTGTGCAGGATGTTAATTTTACAGTGCTGGACAAAGGGCTTTGTGTCGCCGCTAATGGCGATTCGATTGAACTTTTCTACGACAACTCGGCAGTAAAGACGATTTTAGAGTCCCCTCTTACCAGCAACCAGTCCCTTTACTCGTGGGGAAACAAAATTTATGTTGTCAACGGCGACTCTGTTTACAACCTGAGTATGAAATAATCGTTGACTTTCCGAAAAATAACCTCAAAATATACGTCATATGCAAACATGGATTACTGCTGACTGGCATTTGGGGGAAGACCGCTTCGAGATTATGCAACGCCCTTTTGGGACGCCCGAGGAAATGGGCGACGTACTCAAAACAAACCATAACGCTTTAGTATCGCCTGATGACCTAGTTTATGTTGTAGGCGATGTTTGTTATCAAAAGGCTCCGCATTGGTTGCCGTTCGTGAAGGAGTTTAACGGACGCAAGATTCTTATTCGTGGTAATCACGATAGGGTATTTTCAGATAACGACTTAGCGCCTTACTTTGAAACAATCGTACCCGATGGTGAAGGTTTGAATCCGTGCCCCGGTGTGTCTATTAATCCTTTCTATTTGGTTCATTATCCAAGCTTGGCTCGTAGGGATTATTTTAATTTAGTAGGACATATTCATGGAGCATGGAAGTTCCAATTGAACTCCATCAATGTCGGCGTTGACGTGAATCATTTTCGTCCGCTTTCAGCAGAAAGAGACATACCGTTCTTTGTAAAAGCTATTAGCGAATTTTACGATAACGACGTATGGAGTGCGTACAGTGACGCAAATATGTCTTATCGAGGTATTCGTGGCAAACAGAGCAGCTATTTTCAACAAAAGTAATTGACATTTCAAAAAACAACCTCAGAATAAACCCATACCTATGAATACAGAAAGAAAATACCGCAAGCAAATCAACAAAAATGGCTGGATGTGCAATGTCCAAAAATGGAGCTTTGGCAAGAGGACTCCAACGTTCGTCGGCTACTGTCCGTTTTTCTGGTTTACATGGTTGTGCATTTTTATCTCACCGTTGGTTTTGGTTGGGAAGTTTTTTGAATTCCTTACAAATCTCGTCGTATCGTGCTGGCCCGTTTCGTCCCCGCAGAAAGCAAAAAAGGTGGAGCGTCCTAGGGACAGGTATATTATAGCCTACTACGAAAAATTGAACAGCAATCCGAAACCCTCTGAAAGTGAGCTTATTAACTTCAATTCATATATGGCCGATGATGTTAGAGCGTGGATAGCAGTAACTCCTAATTGGGAAGACATCGCCAAATCTTTAATCGTAAAGCGCGACCGAGCTATCGAGCGTGAAGAGAAGAAGCTCCAGCGTCAGGCTAAACTCCAAGCCTCTATCAAGAAGTTCGCCTATCTTAGCGGATTTATCGTTAAGCCTATCCTATTCTTGCTTGCGCTCGCTGTGGGATATGTAGTATTAAGGGTTTCGTGGTTATTTATCCGACAGATTACGTGGGGTGTTGTAATAGGATGTGGAGAACTATTAGGTTTATCGTTGGCTGCTGCTATCGTAGTCTCCTTGTTGAGTACCCTGTTTGGTAAAGTAAAACTAAAGTGGTCCTCTATCCCTGAAAAGCCTAGCAAGTATGAGGAAGACATATCGGAGGATTGTGTAGCGAACAAAATCCTTGAGTGCGTCGGTAATGTGTTCGGATTTATTAAGGAAACCGTTGGAATGCTCTACACTCGTGAATGCCCGCTTATCGAGTGGGGTGAAGAGAGCAAGCGTATCGAAAAAATCAACAAGTAAAATAATATGCACACCACTATCACTATCGCAATATTCGTTTGGCTAGGCGTACTGATTAATTTAATTCGCTGGGGAAAATTTAACACCCGCACTAAAGGGAAGTCCGTTATGCTTCTTATGATTGGCGCATTAGTAATTTGGTTGTTTGCATTCTGTTGGGAAACGCCAATATGTACAGAGCCCTTGCAGTCAGGTTATCAGTGGTATCACCTAGAAACTTCTGAGGAACATTTGGAAGTTCTAAAGATGAAGGGTGTGACCCCTCGCATTTTTGAAGTTAGCGGCACTCCTACACCGAATTGGCAAGATAGCCAAGTAACGATAAGTAAGAATTACTTTGGGCAAGAGGAAACCGACCTTGTTGTGCCTCCCTTCCTACACGAATATAACATTACTAAGTAATGAAAAAGAAAATCCTTCGCGTCGATTTTCGAGTCATCGCTACTCGCAAACATGGCCCTGATTATGCGTGTGTCCAGCCGACCTTAAAGCAAGCGCGAGCCACTGCAAAAATGCTTCGTGCTGAGGCAGATATAAAGAAGTGCTACGTTCAGAAAGAGACACTGATAAGAAAAACGGAACGAGTGCTTGACTTGTAAATCTCGTCTCGGTTTGAAAACGGGGAATTTAAAAACCTCTTGACATTGAATAAAAAAACAATAAAGTAAACGTCATGGAACCAATCATCAAAAGTTTGCTCGATTTAGACCTCTACAAATTGACGGTTTTGCAAATCATTTTTAACCTCTTTTCGAATATCGAAGCGCGTTACGAGTTCACTTGTAGGAATAAGGAGAAGCTAGATTTGCTGAGATACGTTCCCGAAGACGAATTGAGGGAGCAGCTTTTCAAACATTTGGCGACTCTCAAACTTACGGATGAAGAATATCGGTATGTCCTTAGCAAGGGCTACTACAGTAAAACGTTTGCGCAATACCTCTATAATTTCCGATTTCTGCCAGAGGAACAGTTGACAGTAAAACGTGATGAGGAAAACCGGACGTATCGGATTATCGCTAATGGACCATGGGCGGGCATTATCCTTTATGAAACGCTGGTATTAAGCATTGTCAATGAGATTTTTGCTAGGAACTATACGAAAAATAACAAATGCTCCCCGATAAACGACGGTATAAAACATCTAAGCGAAAAAATTTGTACGCTCACAGAATACAATGTAGAAAGCATCGCGGATGGTTTTGATGTGCCGAAACTTTTGGAGTTTGGGACGCGGAGAAGATATTCTCAACTATGGCAGAAGAACGTCATTAAAACTCTAATTACCGACTGCCCCCATAACCTCATAGGTACAAGTAATGTAGCGTTTTCTAAAGAATTTAACATCAAAGAGATAGGTTCCTTTGGGCATGAGCTACCGATGGGTCTTCAAGGTCTTTATCCGGTCCAACATAGCCAGCGTCAAGCTTTTAAAATATGGTTGAGCGAGTACCGTGGACAATGGGGGACCGCTTTAACCGACACTTTAGGTGACGCACGTTTTTTTAAGGATTTTTCCTTTGAACTTGCTAAAGGGTTTGATTCTTGTCGTCACGATAGCGGCGACCCCTTTATTTTTGGGGAGAAAATTGTTTGTATGTATGAAAACTATGACATCGACCCTCTGACGAAGCGGCTGTTGTTTTCTGATGGGCTTAATTTCGATACAATGATTAAACTCCATCGTAGATTCAGGGGACGTATAGGGTTAGCGTTCGGGATAGGTACAGACCTAACAAACCATATGGATATTCCTGTGCCGCAAGTGGTTATGAAAATTACTATGGCTAATTCTCAAGACGTATGTAAATTAAGTGCTAACCCTGCGAAGGCAAGCTGCAATAATCAACAATACCTTGACTACGTTCGTATGGCTATCGAGAGATACTAAATGAAATATCAGCGCTACAGAATTAGAATAGTCTGCGGCTTCTACGTTATCCAGTTTGAGAAAAAAAACTGGTGGGGCCGTATCAAATGGGAATCTTTTATAAACTCTACAGGAACCTCATTGTACGGTGAAGCGTCCGACGCAAAAGAAGACCTTGACAAAATCATAAAAGAATATAAGGTAGCAGCAGGAACATATTTCGAACAAACAAACGGCGAACTTGTACTCACTATAATCAAATGAAAATTTGCGCTTTCCAGCTTAATTTTACGATAGGCGATTTACAGGGGAATTTTAATAAAATAGCCGCCGCTATTTCTAAAAACAGTTCTAAGGCTGATGTATTGGTGTTTTCGGAAATGGCTATTAGTGGTTATCCTACAGGTGATTTACTTTTACGTAAGGGATTCGTGGATAAACAGTTGCGTTATTTGGAACGCGTTTGTGAACTGACTGAGGGGAGTGATAACATAATACTCCTTGGCGCAGTAACAAAAAATAAAACAGGTATTGGAAAACCCCTATATAATACCGCCATCGCTTTTCAGAACGGGAAAGAAATCTATCGTTACAATAAACAACTCCTACCTACTTATAACATCTTTGATGAAGGTCGTTATTTTGAAGCTGGCCGTTCAGACCAGAACCAAATTGTACGAGCATTTATAGATAACCAAGAGGTTAAATTTGGTGTACTTATTTGCGAGGATGCGTGGGATGATTCTACCATTGTCAAGAATCCCCTCTATCACACCAACCCGATGAAGGATGTTGGGGATAGCGATGTAGAACTAATTATAACCATTAACGCTTCTCCTTCTCATATCGGTAAAAACGAAGAACGCTATCGTATGTATGAGAAGCTCGCAAAGCATTACAATAAATCCATATTGTACGTAAATCAGGTAGGTGCAAACGATTGTTTAATCTTTGATGGTTATAGTTTTTTCGTGCAGTCGCCACCGATGGGTACAGACAGGGTTTCAGCTTTTCCTATGAAAGGGTTTGATGAAGATTGCGGTTTCTTTGATACCGAAGAACCCCAACGGAATATGTTTCCGCCATTGCATTTAGCGTCTGATTATAAACAGATTTTTGCGCACTTGAAGCTTGGGGTCGAAGACTACGTTCGAAAGAACGGATTCAAAACAGTTGTAGTGGGTAGTAGTGGTGGGATTGATAGCGCGTTAACTTTAGCTATTGCTTGCGAAGCCCTTGGCTCTGATAACGTTATAGCTATTACGATGCCATCAAAGGTATCTAGTCTCGGTAGCGTCAGCGACTCTGTTACATTATGTAAGAACTTGGGTGTGAAGTTATATAATCGTCCAATAGCAGAAGAAGTAAATCTAAGTATAGAGAATTTTAAGAAAGCTTTTGGTACTGAACCCAACCGTCTTACGATTGAGAATGAACAGGCTCGAATCAGGGGGCGAATTCTTATGGAATATAGCAATAACTTTGGCGCTTTGGTGCTTTCTACCGGAAATAAATCGGAAATGTCAGTAGGGTACGCAACGATTTATGGCGATATGGCGGGCGGGATTGCGGTTATTGCCGATGTTTATAAAATGGAGGTTTTTGCTGTAAGTAAATGGTATAATCAGTATAAACACAATGAAATTATTCCTACTACCATTATAGATAAAGAGCCTTCGGCTGAATTGTGGGAAGCACAGAAAGATACCGATAGCTTGCCCCCTTATCCATTGCTAGATGCGGTCCTTCACCTATATCTTGAGCGTGACCTTTTAAGCGATAGAGAGATAGTAGAATATACGAAACAGTGCGAAGCCCTTACTATTGGTGACATTAAAAAGATATTAACTCTCACCGATAGGGCGGAATTCAAAAGGCGTCAGGCTGCGCCTGTATTACGTATCCATAGACGTTCTTTCGGCTTTGGAAGAAACCTCCCCATCACTCAAAAATTCGAGGTTGACTACCAAAATATTTTGTAAAATAGAATTTCCCAACTTTCGTGTTCTGTGTAAGAACATCTATGAAGATATGCCTACCAAGAAATATACTACCCTCGAAGAAATTAGAGAGTCAAATCGTGAAAAGTCAGCCCGTTATTACGACACCCATAAAGAAGAGGTCAAGAAGAAAAGAATGGGTCGGTATTGGAGACAAAAAGACGCTAGACCTAACAAATAAAAAATTCGGACGTTTGACCGCAAAAGGGGTAGCCTTCGTTAAAAATAATCAAGCTTATTGGGAATGTCTATGCGATTGCGGAACGACAACCTATGTTATAGGCAATAATTTACGGAGGCATCATACAGAAAGCTGTGGGTGTCTTAGAAAAGAGAAGATTAAACAAAGATGCAGAAAGGATTTAACTAATCAAAGGTTCGGTAAACTCAGAGTTACTAAATCGGCACGTACCAAAAATAGACGGGCGCGATGGAAATGCCAATGCGATTGTGGTAAAACGACGATTGCTATAGGTAAAAATTTAAGACGAGGCATGACTCAGAGTTGCGGATGTCAGGAATATAGCTTTTTAAAAGGAGAACTACATTCTAACTGGAATCCAAATCTATCTCCTAAAGATAGGGCGTTAAATAAAATTCGCGCTCGTCTGCCGAGGAGTTATAGATGGAGGACGAGGGTTTTTAAAAGAGATAATTATACTTGTCAACTCTCTGGTCAACGAAGCGGAGGACTTTGCGCCCATCATATTTCCGCATGGAGTCGCAGCAAATCCCTGCGGTACGTTACTAGCAACGGCATTACATTGTCTAAAGAAATTCACGACCTGTTCCATAATCTTTATGGACGAGGAATGAATACTCGAAAGCAGTTCGAAGAATTCTCAAAGAGGTACGCCGGAGGAGAATTTGCCTTGACTCTTTCGAAAATATAGAATAAACTTCTTAAATAAATGAACGACACCATTAATAAAATAAAAGCTAACAAAGTTGCTCTTGAAAACCGGATAGCTTCATTTTTGCAAGAAGAAATTAGGAAATTCAATGAGGAAAACAATGTAACGCCTACTTCTATGAGCGTTTTCTTTCACCCTATCTATCAAATGGGAGTCACTAACAACCCATATATGGTTGTTGCAAATGTGTCCTTAAATATTTCAATTTAATATGTTACTCGCAGACGACACCTATAATATAGCATCTGACGCTATTCGAAAAGACTGGCAACCCTTAGTAGATAAAGGTTTACTGTATGTCGAAATGCAAATTGTTGAACGAGCAAAAAAAGGTGAATTTTCACTCTTTCTTGTAGATAGTGGCACCGATAATTGTAAAGTAAATACTCTAATATGGGACCAGCTTAGAGAACGCGGCTTCAATGTTTGGCATGAGGGCTATCCTTACCCTAACAAAAATAGGAACATGAGCGTCTCATGGGCTAAAAAACAAAAAGAATTATGCCTTATATAAAATCCATCCGCCGCCCACTATTTGATAAGCCATTGAAGCAAGTGCTAGAGTATCTTGAGGGCTCATCCGACAAAGCTTCCGACTTTAGTTATATCTCTTATCGTCTTGCTCAAGCTTGGTATTATCGCGGCACGAGTAAGTGCCATCAGGGAATAAACGACATCATCGGATGTTTTAATTGCGCTTCAATGGAGTTATATCGTCGTTTCATAACAGAAGATGGAGCGGAGGATGTCTATTGCGAAACGACTATTCGCGTACTTCCTGAAAAGGTACGTGACATTATTGACTCTCTGATTGAGCCATTGCTATCGGTGGTAAAGACCGGAGAAAATATTTGTGCGGTCGATTTGAATTATGTCTTAACTAAGATTGCAATAGTTATTGTCAGAGATTCTAATGAGGAACGAGTAATTAACGTTCATCGTTCAATAGCGGCAATGCGTACTGCCGGAATAAAGTTTTATGGCGTGTATGCTAGTCCTTATGAAGACTTAAAAATTGAGGAAAATGGGGACGTTTATTAATGGAGTGGTTAATCGAAAATCTAGGTCATAGTTCTTATCAAGAGCTATATGAATGCGCCAAACGAAACCACGAAGCTAAACTTTTTGTTGGATTCGACAAAGCTTTTGATGCGAATAGAGCCGCCAAAGAATCTCCTTTTATATTTGTAGGCTCTATTGAAGGGTGTAAAATTGTTCGGAATCATTGGCCGACCAAAGGCGTCTTATATTGTTCGTTGGATAATTACGCTTGTACAAAATACTATTCTTATTTTGGAAGTTTTTTGTTTAATCAAGACTATATAATTTTGCCTTTAAGTGAACTGAACCGTAGAAAATACTTCTTTTATGGATTGTTGGGTGTCGAGGCGAAGTTATTTGTACGCACTAACGAAGGAGACAAGGTTTTTGAAAGCTGCTTGGTGGATTTACAAGATTTCGAAGGATGGTATGAATCTAAACCGCAGCACTCTTTAGTGGTCGTTGCCAGTCCAAAGAAGATTCGCGGAGAATGGAGATTTATTTGTAGTAAAAATAAAGATATAGTAGCCCATTCGTTATATCGTTATCAGGGGTTACTCACACTTATCCCGAATGTTCCTCCGGGGGCGTTGGAACTGTGCCATAAGATATTAGAAGTAGGGTATTATCCAGATTCAGTTTTCTGTGTTGACATTGCAGAGGACGAAATAGGCAATTATCGGTTAATGGAATTGAACGGCTTTAGTTCGGCAGACCTATATGCTTGCGACAAGGAGAGAATCGTAGAGAGGGTTTCAGAGATTGCCCTTGATGACTTCAAGAGCGCTAAAGTCCATGCAACTTCGTATTTGTCTCTTGACACACCTAAAAATGTTGGTATTATTGGGACATGAATGTATTTAACATCCGTAGAGCTTTCGAGCTAAAAAAGCAAAACAAGTGGCCTAAGTTGTTCTGGTCGATTGACTTGCACGATGTCATTATCGTTGGTAAACATAATCGTCTAAACGAAGGCCGCGAGTTTTGTCCGAATGCCCTTCGTGTTCTTACGTGGCTGGACATGCGGGATGACATGGCGTGGATTCTCTATAGCTGTTCTCATGGAGACGCTATCAATGATATTTCAGCTTGGTTAGACCAGCATGGAGTTGGTCCAAATTTTGTCAACGCCAACCCCGAATGTGAGAACGGGCATTTGTGTGATTTCTCCAAGAAGTTCTATTTCGACATCCTTCTTGAGGATAAGGCGGGTTTCGAATGTAACAAGGATTGGTACTTGATTGAGAAAGAATTGAAGAAGATTGGTGAATGGCAAGACCCGTTCGCGCCAGCAAAGACTGACAACATGCCTCCTGCACCGCCCGTGTCTTCGTGGAATCCTTTTAACTTCTTTCAGGTCGGACACCCTTCACTAGGAGCAGCGTGTTAACGGCAACCTTTAGATAAATTTTCTGATGCCCAAAGAGGTTGAAGGTTCGAAAAATGAAAGCATTTTTCCTGTTCTTCTTTACATGATAAATCAAATGATTTGCAAGGTTTAATATGGTCTATGTGCCACTGACCGTAGTTCTCCCATGACATACCAGATTGGAATAATGATTCAATATGTTTCTTCAAATCCAGACGGGAACACCCTAATAGTGCTAACGTATGAGCGCTCTTAAAATTACCATTTCTAGTTATTGCGTAGTAGAGTCTGTTTCTAAGATTCCAAAGCGCTCGATAGCTAGGGTCACGAACCTTTTGTAAATTATGGAGCTTTTTAATTTTTTGATTAATTGCTTTTTTGTGTTTGCGGTAGTAGGACTTTTTCTTTTTGAGGATAGTGGTCCTGTTTTCAATTCGGTATTCTTTTACATTCTCAAGGATAGCTTCTCGATTTCCCCGATAATGCTTCGAGCTTTTTCTGAGAATATCAGGGCGGTGCAGTTGATACCATTCCTTTTGTTTTCGTTTTATATCTTTTTGATGAGCAGCGGCATAAATAGCGTGGGATGCACTCGTGCAACTTGCACAAATTGTGCGTTTGCCATCTTTTTTGCTTGCATCGTTAGAAAAATCATCCAGACTCTTAAACAGGAGACATTTATTACATTTCTTCATACCAAATTTTACACGGCATATCAATGAACGAGAAATCAAATTTGAAAATTATCAGCGGAAGCTCCAACCCTGTATTGGCGAAATCTATTGCTGATTACCTTCATATGGATTTGACAGCAGTAGCTAGAAAACCTTTTGCAGATGGGGAAATTTGGGTTCAAATTGAAGAAAATATTCGTGGCGCAGATACTTACATAATACAATCTACGAATGCCCCCGTTAATGATAATTTAATGGAGCTTCTTATTATGATTGATGCGGCTAAACGGGCGTCCGCAGGAAGGATAACAGCGGTTATGCCATTTTTCGGATATGCAAGGGCCGACAGAAAAGATAAGCCAAGAATTGCTATTACTGCAAAACTCGTAGCAAATTTATTACAAACAGCGGGAGCGAACCAAGTTATTACAATGGACCTCCACGCTCCTCAAATTGCAGGTTTTTTTGATATACCTGTAGATAATCTCTTCTCTTCACCTGTACTCTTGGAGTATTACAAAGACAGACCTAATCTCTTTGTTCTTAGTCCTGACGTAGGAGGTTTGAAACGTGCATCGGCTTTCGCGGATGTTCTTCATCTTCCTATGGGGTTTGCTTCTAAGAAGCGTAAGAGTGAAGACGAGGTAGAGACTTCCTTTATCGTGGGAGACATTAAAGGCCGCGATGTTCTTATGCTTGATGACATGACAGAGAGTTTGGGAACACTTATGGTCGCTGCTAAAGCCGCAATTGATAAAGGCGCTAAATCCGTGAGCGCAGCCGTAACGCATGGAGTATTCAACTATTCCGGTTTCAACAGACTATGGAACGAGGCGCAGGGATTATTTAAGGAATTGGTTGTAACCGACACTGTTG